ATTGGAAATACTACTAGAGGACATGCTCTTATAGAAAATGAAGTAGTTGAATATACTAATATCGGAACGGGAACTTTACAGATAGCATCTAGAGGTGTAGATGGAACTTCGATTATACCTCATCCATTAGGATCTCAGATTCGTCCATATGAAATAAATGGAATTTCTTTAAGGAGGATTAATAAAACTCATGATTTACCTACAGATCAATTACTAGTTGCATCCAAAACAACTGATAAGTATTATTTGTCAATTGATCGAGGAAATAGATCTAGTGGTTTTAATCTGTTAAATTTTATTGATACGAAGAGTGTTGGAGGATCAACCGCAGGAATATCTCAAAATCATCAATTTAGTTCTATTAAACCACAATTTACTATCATAACTCCTGGTGAAGGAGTTTCAGTATCTAGTCAAGTGAGAACGATTAGTGGAACTAGTGCAGGTGGATCTGAAGTTTCATTCTTAGATAATGGATATACTCCCGTAATCATTAACTCAACGACTTTCTTCCCAACACCAAGATTAGTAGCATCAAGAGTTAACGAACTTGAAAGATTAACAACTTTACCTAGAAACAAATCACTAACTTTCAAACTTGATTTTACTTCAGGAGATAAAAATCTCTCTCCTGTTCTAGATTTATCAACAGCATCCTTTGTTCTTTCTAGAAATAGGTTAAATAAACCTATTTTAAACTATGCAATTGATTCTAGATCGAATAACTTATCTGGTGATCCCCATAGTTCAGTATATATTACTAAGAGAATTAATTTAAGTCAATCTGCAACATCATTAAAAGTTTTGATGGGAGCATGTAGACCAGCAGATACTGATTTCAGAGTTTTGTATAGATTATTTACTGCAGATTCTTCCGAAGTTTCACAATCTTACAATCTATTTCCAGGATATACTAACCTAAGAGATACTGATAACGATGGGTATGGAGATGTAATTATTAATGCATCATTAAATAATGGACTTCCAGATGCTTTTGTTAGACCTAGTAAAGTAAATGAGTTTTTGGAATATCAATTTAGTGTTAATAATCTACAACCATTTAATGGATTCGTAATCAAAATCGTTATGTCCTCAACAAACGAGTGTTCTCAAGTTAAACTTAGTGATTTTAGAGCTATTGCTCTGGCATAAAAACATGGAAAATAACTCAAATATGATCCCAGTTGAGGGGTTTAAAAACTTATATAGGGATGAAACTACCGGTGCTATTATTAACTATGATAACTTTGGTTATAATCAATATCTTTCTCTGAGAAATAAAAAACAAAAAGAAAAAGAAGAGATAGATAAACTAAAGAATGATATTGAAGAAATAAAATCTTTACTAAAGGAGTTTATCAATGAATCCAGAAAAAATTGAACTTGAAAACTTAAATAAGTTATTTGAATATGAAAAACATGCTAGATTGATTGATACTTTAGACGTTAATGAGTTACGCGAGTTTGCAAAACTTTACTACAAACTTTATTTAAAACAACAAGAAGTTATTTCATCTTTTAGTATTGCAGGTATTGACTAAGTATAAATATATTTTAGATCCTGAGACTATTTTTTCATAAATGGCTGATATTAAAGTTAGAGTCGGTCAACAAAATGCTGTAAAAGTCATATCATCCTTGGCTGGTGCCCAAGGTCTTTCATTATCTGAACTTAGTGATGTTAGTGCTGGCACTTTACAAAATGGAATGGTCATTGTTTATAATAGTGCCATACAAAAATGGGAAGCAACATTAACTCTGACACCAGGGGCTACACAGAATTTAGACATCAACGGGGGTAACTTTTAATGGCAAGTATTATTAGGATTAAAAGATCCGCTGGAACTCAGAAACCTACAAGATTAGAATGGGGTGAACTTGCCTATGTAAGTGGTAATGGTAGTGCAACAGGAGTAAATGAAAATAAGGATAGAATTTTTCTAGGTGATGATGGTAATAATGTACTTCCAGTTGGTGGACGTTATTATACATCTATGATGTCCCATACACCAGGCAACGTCTCTAGTGCTACAAATAGTGTACTTGCTGCGAATGGTTTTGTAGCTATTCTTGATAGTGATAGAAAAGTAGATCTGTGGAATGTTGATAATTTAAGACTTGATGCTAATACCGTATCATCAACAAATACTGATGGTGATATTGTACTAGATCCGAATGGAATTGGACAAATTAATATTCCAGATGATACCTATTTAAGTTTTGGTACAAATAAAGACTTAAAAATAAGATATGATGAACTAACTGATGATAGGTTAGAAATTGAAGGATCTCAAGTTTTCTTTGCTAATACTACAGATAGTTCAAGTGCAGATACTGGATCTGTTATTTTTGATGGTGGGATTGGTATTAAAAGAAATTTACATGTCGGATCAACAATCTTTGGAACTCAACTTTCAGTTTCTGGTATCTCTACATTCACTGGACTTGTAGATGCCAATGGTGGTGCAGAGATTGATAATATTCGTATTGGTATTGCTAATGACAATGAGATTGATACTTCAACAGGCAACTTAACGATTGATTCTGCAGGCGGTACAACAACACTTGATGATAATGTAAGTATTTCTGGAACTCTAGGGATCACTGGAGCAACTACACTTTCATCTACACTAGGAGTCACTGGACAAACGACCTTAACTGGTTTATTAGACGCTAATGGTGGTGCAGATATTGATAATATCCGTATTAGAGATAATATCATTTCAACTTTACCCGGATCTGGAAATGTTTTATACTTAGATCCATATCCAGATTCATTAGATAATGCTGGAAAGGTAGTCATTAAAGGTGACTTGCAAGTAGATGGCACTACAACTTCAGTTAACTCAACTACAGTTAGTCTTAACGACGCCATAGTTATTCTTGGAGACGTAACTAGTATTAGAACAGTTATGGAAACTGTTGTTTCTGGTGTAAGTACTATTAGATTAGATTCAGTTGTTGGCATTAATACCGGAGATGTTATTAGTGGTAGTGCCGCATTAGGCGCTGGATCTGCTAGTACTGTTACAGCATATGATACATCTAATAAAATTATAACATTAAGTTCTGCAACCTTATCAGGTATTGTAACAACAACACAGTTAACAATTACTCACGCATTTGATACTGATACTGATCGTGGTGTTGCATTTAATTATAATACAAATTCTGGAGTAGCAAATAACAAAATTGGATTCTTTGGTTTTATTGATGGTTCAATTGCAAATAGCACCGCCACTTCTAGTAATCATGGAACACATGCTAATGATAGTAGACGATGGACTTATATTCCAGATGCGACCATTTCTAACGAGTTAGTTACTGGAACTAAAGGATTTTTAGATGTTAAAGGATTATATTATCAATCTGGTGATTTTAATCCTGGTGGTGTAGTATGGTTTGATAGCACTGGTTTACAAAGATCAACTAATAATCCACAATCGACTGATGTTTGCACATCAAAACAAATACTAACTGCCATTTCATCGATTAGATTAATTTTAGCTAGTGCAATTACGGTTAATCCTGGAGATATTATAAGACAAGATACAACAGGCGCTTATGGTGTAGTTCCAGGAATTCTAGGACCTGGAGTTTCAGCAATAACTACACCTGCTATTGCAGGTGGTGGAGGGTTTGCACTTGATTTAATTGGTGTTGAGGATGGTCCAACTGGAAGCGCATTTGGGAATGCTCATAATATTAATCGAGAAGGTACTAGTGGATCTATTACTAGTTTAAATATAATACCTACTTCAGTTACTATGATATATATTAACAAACCACATTGGACATCTACTCTTGATGGAGGAACATTCTAAAATATGAATAATGATAGTGAAGTTGATATTAATGTTTTAGTGCGTTTATATAATCAAAAATTAGCGACACTAACAAATCAAAATATTTTATTAGAAGCAAAACTTCAAACATTAACTGATGATTTTGTAGAGCAAAGAAATCAGTTAATGCAAAAAAATCTTGAACTTCAATCCCAACTTGATAGTTTTAAAAAATCTAAAAAATCTGAAGAGTAAAAAAAATGGCGCAACCAGCAACCAGACAAGGACTTATTGATTACTGTCTAAGGCGCTTGGGTGCTCCCGTTTTGGAAATAAATGTTGACGATGATCAGATTGATGATTTAGTTGACGATGCTTTACAGTATTTCCAAGAGCGTCATTTTGATGGAGTTGAAAGGATGTATTTAAAACATCCTATTACTCAACAAGATATTGATAGAGGAAAGGCAACCGCAAAAACTCCAGTTGGTCCAGGTATTGTTACTTCTACTGCAACATCAACAACTGGTTTGGTAAGTAACTGGTACGAAACTTCAAACTATATTCAAGTTCCAGATAGTGTTATTGGTATAGAAAATGTATTTAAGTTTGACACAAGTTCCATTTCGGGTGGAATGTTTAGTATCAAATATCAGTTACTTTTAAATGACTTATATAATTTTAATTCAGTTGAACTTTTGCAATATTCTATGGTAAAATCATATCTATCAGATATTGACTTTTTATTAACAACCGACAAACAACTTAGATTTAATAAAAGGCAAAACAGATTATACCTTGACATTGATTGGGGTTCTCAATCTGTTGAAAACTTTATTATTTTGGATTGCTATAGAATATTAGATCCAAATAATTTTACTAAAGTTTATAATGATAGTTTTTTGAAAAAATATTTAACCGCTCTTATTAAAAAGCAGTGGGGACAGAATCTAATCAAGTTTAGGGGAGTTAAACTTCCTGGTGGAATTGAGTTAAATGGTAGAGAAATATATGAAGATGCAGAAAGAGAACTACAAAATCTTAAACAGGTCATGACTTTAGAGCATGAACTTCCACCATATGATTTTATCGGATAATGTCACTTAATCCATTCTTCTTACAAGGATCAGCATCCGAACAACGATTAGTACAAGATCTGATTAACGAGCAGTTAAAGATCTATGGTGTAGAAGTCATTTATATTCCTAGAAAATTTGTTAATAAAAAAACAATCATGGAAGAGGTTCAATCTTCTAGATTTGATGATAATTTTTATCTTGAAGCGTATGTAAATAGTTATGATGGGTATTCTGGATCTGGAGATATTTTAACAAAATTTGGAATGAGTTTGAGAGATGAGTTAATCTTAACTATTTCTAGAGAAAGATTTGAAGATTTTATAGCACCTTTTCTTGCAGGAATAGATGATGGAACTGAAGAAAGTGAAGTAACATTGTCTACACGTCCAAGAGAGGGAGACTTAGTTTATTTTCCACTAGGTGAAAGGATATTCGAAGTTAAGTTTGTAGAGCACGAACAACCATTTTATCAACTTGGAAAAAATTATGTTTATGAGTTAAAATGTGAACTATTTGAATATGAAAATGAGATTATTGACACTACAATTCAAGAAGTCGATACTCAGATTCAAAAAGAAGGTTATATAACTACACTATCTTTGATTGGTATTGGTGTAACAGCACAGGCAGTATCATTGATTAATACTGGATATATTAATAAAATATATTTAAACAATGATGGATATGGATATAGTTCTCCCCCAAAAGTTTCTATTAGTACCTCACCAACTGGTAATATTTTACATAATGCTACAGCAGTCGCAATAGGAGCATATAAAGGTAGATCTTTTAATCTTAAAGATATTTACTTAGTAAATGCTGGAATTGGTTATACTGTAGCGCCAATCATAACATTATCTGGAGGTGGTGGATCTGGTGCAGCAGCAACTTGCTCGATTGAAAAAACACTTAAGGGTGTAATCGGATTTAATGTTTTTGATGGTGGAGTAGGATATGGAACAGCACCAGTGATAACAGTTCTTCATCCATCTGTTGGGGCTGCGGCGACTGCGACGATTGGTGCTGGAGGAACAGTTACGAATTTAACACTTACTAATCCAGGAACTGGATATACTGGAGTCCCATCAGTCAGCGTAAGTTCTCCTCCAACAGGAATAGGAACAACAGCAACTGTTACGGCAACAATATCCGGTATTGGAGAAGTAAGTTCATTAACAATCACAAACCCAGGATCTGGATACACTGTTGCACCCACAATTATAATCTCAAATCAAGACTCAATCAAAGATTCAAAATTAATCAGAGCAACTGGTATTTCTTCTATTGGATTAGTTGGATCTAATATGTCAGTAAGATCAATACTTATTTCAAATCCAGGAATTGGATATACTATTGCACCACAAGTTAAAATAGATAATCCAGAAATATTGACAGGATATGGTAATTATAAGTTTAATGAAGTTATATTTGGATCTAGATCAAAAACAAAAGCCAGAGTTAAGGAATGGGATGCATCCACTAAGATTTTAAAGATTTCTTATGTTGGTATAGGATCAACGACAAAAGGATTTTTTGTTGGAGAAAGTATTATTGGAACTGAATCCAAATCCATTTATAGCGTTAAAACTTTTGACCAACAAGATACATTTGATAAATACAATCAAAATGATGAAATAGAGGAAGAAGCAGATTTTCTTATAGATTTTTCAGAATCAAACCCATTTGGTACTTATTAATGTTAGGAACTTATTTTTATCACGAAATTATTAGAAAAACAGTTATTTCATTTGGAACTATTTTTAACCAGATTCACGTTCGCCATGAAGATAAAAATAACAATAGTATAAGTGATATTAGAGTTCCTTTAGCATATGCACCGGTACAAAAGTTTTTAGCAAGAATCCAACAACAACCAGAATTAAATAAGGCAACTCAAATTACATTACCTAGAATGTCATTTGAAATGACATCTATCAGATATGACCCAACAAGAAAATCTAATATAACTCAAACATTTAAGGCTTTAGATGGAAAAAACTTAAAAAAAGTTTTTATGCCAGTTCCTTTTAATATTGGATTTGATCTTAACATTTTAACTAAGTTAAATGATGATGCTTTGCAAATTGTAGAACAAATATTACCTTTCTTTCAACCGTCATTTAATATAACAATAGATTTAATTGATTCTATTGGAGAAAAGAGAGATATTCCTGTTGTTTTGGAAAACATTACTTTTCAAGATGATTATGAAGGTGATTTTTCAACAAGAAGGGCACTTATCTATACTCTAAGTTTCACTGCAAAAACTTATCTATTTGGTCCTATTGCAGATTCTACAGATGGACTTATTCGCAAAGTTCAGGCGGATATTTACACATCAACAGATGTACAAACTGCAAAAAGAGAAATGCGATATACTGTTACTCCAGATCCTATTGATGCAAATCCAGATGATAATTTTGGATTTAATGAAACCATAGAGTTTTTTGAAGATGGTAGAGATTTTAGTCCAACACGTAAAATAGATATTTAATATTATGTCAGATAATTATGAAAAACTTGATCGAGCTCTCAATGTTGAAAGTGAAATAGTTTCTATTGATAAAAATAACCCATTAGTTAAAGTTGAATCAATAAGTCAACAAGATATTAAAAAAGATTATGAATATACAAGGGCTAATCTTTATTCCTTAATTGAAAAAGGGCAAGAAGCAATTAATGGAATAATGGAGGTTGCGGGTGAAGGTGGTAGTCCGAGAGCATATGAAGTTGCAGGCCAATTGATAAAGAGTGTCGGAGATGTAACAGATAAGTTAATAGATTTACAGAAAAAACTTAAAGATGTTGAAGAAGATTCAAATAAAACACCAAATACAGTGACTAATAATGCATTGTTTGTAGGATCAACTTCAGAATTATCGAAACTACTTAAACAAGGATTTCTAAATAGTAAGGAGTAATATCTTTTTTCAATGAATTGGTCTAACAAATATAAAAGATCAATAAACTGTGATAATCCTAGTGGATTTTCTCAGAAAGCTCATTGTGCTGCTCGTAAAAAAAGAGCAAAAGGTGAAGAAAC